CAACGGTGGATATATTCCAACAGACGGGATTGATCCGAACATCGTAAGTGTTGTTAGATTATTTCAGTTTTCTGAAAGCACAATTAACATGTTTGATGTTCGCTATCAAATGTCCCTAAATGACTTCTATGGAATACGAACTGGCATGGGTGGTATTCATCAATATGTAATTACAAAAAATCATCTTAGTCTGTTACAGCAAATGCTTGATCCAGAAAAAATGATTCGTTTTACGCGAGTTACAAATAAAATCCACATTGATATGAATTGGAACGAAGATGTCAAGGCTGGAAGTTTTCTAGTATTTGAATGCTACTCCGCAATAGATCCAGAAACATATACAGAAATATTCAAAGACAAGTTTATTAAAAGATATACTACAGAACTATTTCGACATCAGTGGGGAACGAACCTTTCAAAGTACGAAGGTATGCAACTACCAGGCGGTGTCCAGTTTAATGGACGAGCTATAATGGACGATGCTAGACAAGAGATGGAAAAGATAGAACAAGAAATGCAACTCCGCTATGAACTCCCAATAGATTTTATGACGGGATAATCAATGGCAAAAAATAGCTACTTCAGGGACGTAAGTTCAGAGAATGATCTTCTACATGATCTTACCATAGAATCGATCAAAATACATGGTCGTGATATGGTATACATTCCAAGAACTCTTGTTAATGAGGATCAACTATTTTCAGAGGATACTATTTCTAAGTTTGAAAACGGCGTAGAAATAGAAATGTATATTAACTCCATCGATGGTTTCGGTGGTGATGGTGATTTCATTAGTAAATTTGGTCTTGAGATTAGAGACTCGGTTGAGTTAATAGTATCCAAACGTAGGTTTGAAGAATCATTCTCACATGACGGTACAATTATAAGACCAAGAGAGGGAGATCTTATCTTCTTCCCATTGTCAAAGGGTCTATTTGAAATTAAATTTGTAGAACATGAAAATCCTTTTTACCAATTAGGAAAATTATACACATATAAACTTTCATGTGATCTCTTTGTTTACAGTAGCGAAGACATCGACAGTGGATTCAGTGAGGTTGATAGATTCGATGACGACCGTAAAACTCTTGCGGTTGATCTTACCTTGGGATCTTATGTGTCAGGTGGTCTAAACTTCTTTGATGGGGAAACTATATACCAAGGAGATTCTCTTGCACTTGCAACTGCAACAGCAGTGGTGGTTGATTGGAACTCAACAACGAAGGTTCTACGTATAGACGAAATCAAGGGACGAACAGATCCAAACGCAGATGATCTCGTCGCAAACACTTCAGCATTTTCTTCTGGAACCAACGTAAAGGGCGACAAATCAACTGCCATATATGCACTAGCATCGACAGCAAATTCGGATCTTATAGTAACCGATGATCCATACAACGATTCCTCAATCATAGATAGCGAAGTGGATCAGGGAGATATTATTGACTTCACCGACACCGATCCATTCTCGGAGGGTAACTACTGATGTTCGGACATTTTTACAACAATTCAGTACGTAAATTAGTGGTTGGCTTTGGTACGCTGTTTAATGAAATTGACGTGAAGCGGTTCAACGCAGATGATACTGTCAAGGAAACTCTTCGTGTTCCTTTGGGATATGGACCTAAAGAAAAGTTTTTGGTTAGACTTAGACAACCTTCATCTATCAGTGATGACGTGAAGGTAAGAATGACAGCTCCTCGACTCGGCTTTGAGTTGACTGGATTTGCATATGATCCAACTAGAAAACGAAATACACTATCAAAGAGAATATCATCAGGAGCAGCAGACGGTGTTTCTTCTGTGAGAAAGAACTTCGCAGAAGTTCCATATACATTTGATTTTTCTCTGTCAGTGTTTGTCAGACATATGGATGATGGTCTGCAAATTATAGAACAAATTCTACCATACTTCACTCCAGAATTTACAGTTACCCTCAACCTAAACTCTTTGGCTCAGAAAGTTGATGTGCCAATTGTATTAACAAGCGTGACGAATACAGCAGAGTATGATGGAGACTTTGATTCTGGTAGGGTAATAAACTTCGATCTCAACTTTACTGCTAAGTCTTACGTGTACGGACCAATCAAAGATTCGAAGATTATTACACAAACAATCACCACAAACTTCTTAGCTCAAGATTTTACCGCATCAGGAGGAGTCACAGGAGCAACGGGTGCATTGTCTAGAGTTGATGTGGGTGTTACTGGTCCAAGTGGCGATCAGTCAAACTTAGTCACAGGATACTCTGCTGATACTCAACTTTTTGTTTATGGCTACACTGCGGGTGGCACAGGAGGACCTGGTATTGATTTACTAGGTAATACAATATGACAAAGAAATCTATAGACGAAAAAATCTCCTCAGCGTTGGATATAACCCCCGCAGACGAGCAGAAATCCCTTGAATTAAAAAAACCAACTGAGATCACCACTACAAAAGAAACTGATCTAAACGTTGATTACAAGCAAGTTAGAAGAAATCTAAAGGATTTGATTTCTACTGGAAATGGTGCAATAGACGGCATACTAAATGTAGCATCCGAGGGTGAACACCCAAGGGCATATGAAGTGGCTGCTCAGTTAATTAAGGTGGTAAGTGATACCAATAAAGAATTGATAGACCTACACAAGAAGGTAAAAGACATCCAGAAGGATGATGTGAAACTAACTCAAAACAATACTACTAATAATGCAATATATGTCGGTTCAACAAATGAACTCCAATCACTGATAAATCAAGGAAGGAGTTCTGCTAAAAGAATCGACACAGTTGAAGAGGATATAATAGATCATGAGTGATGGATATCTTGGTAATCAGAATTTAAAAGCTGCTGGAAAAACTGTAGAGTTTACAAAAGAACAGGTGGAGGAGTACTTGAAGTGCGCCAAAGATCCTGTTCACTTTATTAAAGAATACGTTCGTATTGTATCTCTCGACGAAGGCTTGGTTCCCTTCAGCATGTATGACTTCCAAGAGGATATGGTACGAAAGATTCACGACAACAGATTCGTGATCGCAAAACTTCCTCGACAGACTGGCAAGTCAACCACAGTTATATCATACTTACTTCATTACATTCTATTCACACAGGATGTTAATGTTGCAATTCTTGCAAATAAGTTAGCGACTGCAAGAGAGCTTCTACACAGATTAAAACTAGCGTATGAATATCTTCCTACATGGATGCAGCAAGGTATCGTAGAGTGGAATAAAGGTTCTATCGTTCTGGAGAATGGATCGAAGATTCTTGCCTCTGCTACTTCATCCAGTGCGGTTCGTGGTGGTTCGTTCAACATGATATTTCTTGACGAATTTGCATTCGTCCCGCAGGGAGTGGCAGAAGAGTTCTTCAGTTCAGTTTATCCCACAATCACATCTGGACAATCCACTAAGGTTCTGATCATTTCAACTCCAAAGGGGTTGAACATGTTCTATCGTTTCTGGAATGATGCCATAAATGACAGGAATGATTATGTTCCTATTGAGGTACATTGGTCTGCGGTTCCAGGCAGGGATGCGAAATGGAAAGAACAGACAATCGCAAACACATCAGAGGAACAATTCCGTGGTGAGTTTGAGTGTGACTTTATTGGCTCTGCTGCGACTCTGGTATCTTCTTCCAAATTAAAGTGTCTCACATATAATGAACCATTGGTACAGAATGACGAAGGTCTTTCTATCTACGAGAAACCCAAAGAGGGAAGAGTATATGTAACAACCGTCGATACTTCCCGTGGACAAGGTAAAGATTACAGTGCCTTTGTTATTGTAGATGTGACAGAAATGCCATATAAGGTTGTTGCGGTATACAGAAACAACACTGTCTCTCCCATGCTATATCCCACCGTAGTTCACAGTCTATGTCGGCAATACAATGACGCATATTGTTTGGTGGAGATAAACGACATAGGTGGACAAGTAGCCGACATCCTTCACTCTGAGTTAGAGTATCAGAATATCATTACGGTGTTGGTAAAGGGGAGAAAAGGACAAATTGCATCATGGGGAGGCTTCGGTG